TAACTTCCACGCTCCGCAACGTCCTGTATTCTTCCAAGGTACAATGGGAGTAGCTCTCGGCCTGTTCCAGACTTATGCTCTTACGTTTGGACAGTCCATGTACAGGCACTTGGAGTTGAAGAACTATCGGGAGCTTGGAAAAGCTGCGCTGTTACAGAGTACGATTTTCGGTACGAGCTCCTTGCCTGGTTTCACTGCTGTGAGTCATTTGATTGGAGAACACTTCTCAGACGATCACGTGGACTTTGAGACTGGCGCATTCCGTGCTCTATCTGATCCTCTTGTAGAATATGTAATCTATGGTCTTCCTTCTCAGCTTGGGATTGGTACGCACACCCGAGGTGATGCCAACTTCAGATTTCCTGGTATGAGCACAGACGGGATTGTTGCGCTGAATTTTGCGAAGCAGGCTGTACAATCTGTCATGCATGTGGCGGATGCTGTAGGCAATGCAGACAAGAGTGTTCCTCAGGCTTTTGCAGAAGCACTCAGCCTACAGTCAATGAGCCGTCCTCTGGCACGCGGAGCAGAGTTGGCGATGGGGCAGTCTATCACTCAGAAAGGAAATACTGTCAGCACTCCTGAAGAAGTTTGGACTCTTTCTGGTATTGCTGCCCGCGTACTAGGAACACGGCCGATAGAGGAAATCAAACTCCGAAATGCTATTCATCTGAATTCATTCTATGGAGCAATTGATTATGAGAATCGTCAGAGCCTTATGATGGACCTCAAAACAAGAATCCGTGGCGGAGTTCTGACAGAAGAAGATGTGTCCAAGGCTTCTTTGAAGTACATGGAGAATGGCGGAACTCCCGCAGGTTGGAGAGCTGCTATTGCCAAGACGCTGGCCACTACCGAGACAGACGGAAAAGAGGAGCTTGCAAACAAACTGCGGCCCAATTCTCCTCTGTACTATATGGTCAACTCTCTCGATGGCTACTAAGCTACAAGAAAAGAGAGCATGAAAAAGCCCCCGATTGGGGGCTTTCTTTCGTCCTGCTGATAGGTCAATAGGTAGAAGGGATCAGCGGAGAACGATGAACCAGCGAATGCACAATGGCATGAAACAGGTAGTCTTTGGCCTGTTGTTCAGGAGGAAGCTGGTCAAAAGGAACCATACAAGGATGTTCTTTCAATGCCGGATTTTTCACTGCTCCATAGACCCAACCTTCTTTTTCTTTCTGATCTAGCCAGGCATTGTGCGAGTCCATGGGAGTAGAATTGCCATCTTCAGCATGCATACGCACGCCAGCTTTTGCGGACTCCTTCTGCCAGTCTGGCGCGTCTTTCCACTCCGGTTGACTGTGATCCCCTAGCGTTGCGCAATACGCTCGGTTAGCTTCATGGCAAATCATTGCAATTGCCAGAAGGCTGTGATAACTCAAAGATCGTTTCATTGTATTCTCCAAAAAGCTGCTCAATAGCTGGAGCAGTATCAGCTTCTTCCCGGTCCGCCAGAGAAGAATTCTCCGCGCAGTCCGAACAGTTCCAAGTGAGTCTGAGTCAGCTTGGCAGGAGTGGCAACACTTTCGTGAATAGCCACCTTCATCTCTCCTACGATCCAGAACTCCCACTCGCGTGTGATCTCATTCTGCCGAACTCCTGACCATTCCATCTTTTTCAGCTCAGAGCTGGTCATGAAGTCAGGATGATTTGGACGCTTGAAGGATTCAGTCTTTCCTCCGTCTACGCCGCGAATGATATTGTTGTGCTTGAAGTTGAATCTTTGTTCTTTGCTCATGGTTGTTCTACCTTGTTCAATGCGACTTCGACACCTGCTTCTGTCAGACTCTTGTGCAGTTGCCCAATCAAGGACATCATGTACTCGACTTCTGGAGTGACGTCAGAGATTCCTATTGCATGCTCGCTTCTTACCAGCTTGCCGTCTGGGAACTCAGGATCTTCTGAGTCGATGTTCATGCAACTCTGACAACCGTAGCAGAACTGCACTTTTAGGAAATGCCTTCCTTCACGGATTGTTTTTCCTTCCGGCACAGTTTCCGGCGCGGTTTGCCCACTTTCGTTGTTGCTCATTTTCGCACATCCTTTCATGTACTGGGTTATCGAGAAGCCAAGTTATGCTCACGGGGTACTTTGAATCCCGCTGCATTCTTATGTCCGCCACCGCCATACTTTGCAGCGATAGCAGAGACGTCCGTTCCGTGCGACTGAGAGCGTAGAGAAAATATCCTGCCATCAGCAGTATCGTAGTAAGTAGCAGAAAATAGGCTGCCCTCAGCATATTCAGCCGACATAAGATTACCAGCGTCACTAGCAAAGACGCCATGTAGATTAGCAACAGGTACATAAACTCCTCCAATGTTCATCATGCGCTTGGTTGATTCAATGCCCATCTTGACAAGATGAAGATGCTGGTCTAGGAGCTTCTGACCTAGCATAGTCATTCCCTCGTAGGATTCCAAACGCATCACAGAATCCCAGGATTCAAAAGTCATGGGCAGACTCTGCAATGCAGCCATGAGAGCCTTGGTGTTCGGCAGTTCGAACTTCCAAAGATCACGATCTTCGATGTGCTTCAAAAGCTCTGGAGTCTTGATGACGTAGTTCATAGGAGGATAGGATGCTGTCAAATACTCCCATGTCAATCCTGTCCCTGACCGCTTCATGTTGAAGTGAATGAAACAGGCTATGGAATCATCTTCTTCTACGCCATTGTTGCCAAGCTCTGCTGCTCGGATCTGTTCTTCTTCGTGGATAGCTTCTTCCAAACCCTCCAGCTCTTCCTTTGCTGTCTTGTGATGATCCAGCACAACAAGAGAAGCAGCTTGCAGAGCGATGCCAATCATTTGATTCCTCTTGTAAGAGAAGTCAACGATGAACACATGCTTGCCTGCTAGTTCCTTGTACGGAGGCTCCTGCCCGTAGTTGGCAGGATAGAATTCAAGATCATAAGGGATGTGTTCCTTCAGATAATGAAAGCAATAGGCTGCACCGAAACCATCCAAGCAGTTGGCATGGTAGATCACGATAGCTTTTTCACGAGGCACCATCGCTGTGAGATTCTGGATGCGCATTCCTACTTCTCTATCGCTCATAATGTTCATTGCTCCGAGTACGCCTGCTGTGAATTGTAAATTCATTTGATTTGCTCCTGTTCCGTTAACCAACTGGTGTCGAGAAATTTACTATTCCACTCCACCTCTACTTTGTTGACAGGCATATAGCCTACTTTGCCTAGGATCTTTACGACCTGAATCTTTTCTGCTTTGCAAAGAGATGTTAGTATGTCTGTCAGTTCCGTCATCTTCGTTATGTCATTGTGTACTGCTTTCCAGATATCTCCTGAATTTTGTGGGCGCGTCTTACTGCGCAGGAATTGAAGAATTGCATTGCTTGCAGCAGAATTGCGAGAAGCTCCAAACTCTCCCAGAGCCTTGGGCATTCTGATCTCTGCAACAGCTAGCATGGTATTGGCGCGCAGAACATCAATCTCATGAATTTCCATGCGCAGATCCAGAGTAGCTTGGATCATGGCCAACTTGATGAGATTGATATGGCGTCGTTCTTGGTAGTGTATGAACCTAGCATCATCTACTGGAATACAGTTCCTGTAGATTTCTCCTGCTAACGCTTTGGCTTCCTTTACAAAATACAATTCTCCTTTCAATAAACGAACTTCTTTCAAACGCTCCACAAGAGCTACTTTCAGATCCTTATCTGGAGCAGCAGGCCAAGGAACCTTATTACCTGTTCCATCGCTGTAGATCAGAAGAACACGAGACATGAACCCTGAGCCTAGTGCTTCAGGCGGAAAAGCTAAAGCAAACGTAGTTGCAGTGGAACCTCCGATCATATTGACAGTAGGCTTGTAGACGTACACATCTTTCCCTGTGATCTTAGGATGAGTGTAGTCATCCAGATTATCCCAAAGATTGGTCAGTGTCATCATGAAGCCAGTATCGCCTTGCCCGATGAAGTCTACAAATTCGCCGGCACAGATGTACGTCTCAGAAGGAGTGTCAAGCACAAGAGCTTCTAGGTCCTCAATACTCTCAACTGTACCCTTCTCATGCTGGCGCATCTCTTTCAGGAATGCTTCCTTAGAAGTCCTGTCCGCTGCAAACCGGGTGTATCCTGCCGCCTTTATTAGCCCTTTGGCAACTGAGATAGCAGTTCCTTTTTTGCTTGCTGGAGGACCCATAAGCAGCATGTACAGATTAGGATAGATGGTAGAAGAACCGAATGGTATCCAAACGGCTCTCCCAAGTAATGCAGCGACAGCAGAAGCGCAGCTCCAGCGATGGTAGATAGCAGGACACTCAGACTGATCGAGATTACAGAAAGTAAGATAGCTTGTGAAAAAGTCATGATTCATACACCCTCCTTCGAGGGTTTCCATTCTTTCATTGCGCGCCAGTTGGTACCGAATTTAATGTCCACAGGAATGCGCAGAGTACGCCCGTGAACCAAGACAGGATTGTTCATGCACTCTAGGATAATAGGTGCGTAATGATCACGCATTCCGACCCTGACCTGCCCTAGAATAGAATCATGGATCTGTGCTTTGAGCCGAATGTTGCCATTGTCTTTGAGCACATAGCCTGTGTAGAGCCTGTTGAAGCCTTTGTTCAGAATCTCCACAGAAAGGTTCTGCGGCTGGTGAGCAACAAGGCTACGCAGCATAGCATGATCCCGCTCAATATCACCGAAGCAACGACGAGTATGGCCAAGAGGGGATACGAGGAAACCAGTAGAAGATACTTCATACTTGATTTCGTCATACCATTTGCGGACTCTCGGAAAAGGCCCATGATAAGCCTCCAACAGAAGCCCAGCGAATCCGCGCAGAGTGTACTCATTGGTAGATCCTTTCTCAGGAATCTCTACAATCTTGAGGCCCAGCTTAGGAGCAGTCTCAAGCAGAACACGCACCCCTATATTCTCGATAAAGGTGCGCTCTTTCATCATGTAGTTGGTGCCGTGGACAATACGCTTGAGCACACTATTCCTAAAGAAATCCGTGACCTCTTCATAAGGGATAGAGAAGAACAGTGTGCCAAGTGTTTTGTAAAAATCTCTTTCTGCATCTTCAAGAGCAGCGATGAGAGCTTCTTCTTGTGAGCAATACGCAGTGGTCCGGCCTTCACTCTGTTTGTTATCTGCCTCGAATAGTTCATAACCGTCATCTGCAACGAGCATTTCTTTGGCGTACTTTGGGATATTCTGTACTTGAGTTCCACACCAAAAGGAGCTAGCATTGCACGCCATTCGCTCAGTCTCTGCTCCAAAAGGATTAAGGGCCCACAGTAAACGACCGATACATTGTATGTAGTCATAGTAAGTTCCAATCGCTTTCTGATTTTCCCTGTACGTCAGGATGTTGGGAATAACACGAGCAAGCAGAGGATGCTGTTCCATGACAGCAAGGAGATTCTTTTCATCAGTTCCGGATTTGCTTTTGCCGATCTTAGGCTTCTTGGCTCCGAACATACCGTAGATAGCTTTTTCTACCTGCTGCCAGGAGCCTGGATTGAAGTTAGGATCTGACATCTGCACTCGTATAGAAGCGCGCGATTTTTCCAGATCCGTCACAGCCTTCTCTCGCACCTTCAGTCTGGCAGCCTGGTCAATTTTGAAGCCTTCGAAGTTTCCATACAGGGCAGGATATACCAGCTTGAACTTAGTCTTGTAGTTCTTGAAAGCGTAGGCTGGCATTTCTCGGAGCTGACTCACAAGGATGCGAGCACCCATCCAAGTGTCTTTTGCATTGTAGCTCCAATACTTTTCTTGGTCACGGCTTTTGCTGGCGATCTCTGCATCATCCTTCCAGTTCATATAGTCGTACAATCTGTACGATGCTACAAAGGCCAGGTCTTTGGGAAGTTCCGCGAACTCTGCATGAGCGAAAGCCATAGTGTCCAGTGTGTACCCAAGAGGCGGAGCATTGTAGACAAGTAGATGCGTGGAATCATACATGCCATTGTGCATTGCCTTGGGAACAGGCAGAGCGTTGATGCGCTTCAGTGTGAGCAGAGCTTTGAAATAGGAAGGGTCATCTCTCCAATGATCACCGTCGTAATCTATTAGAGGCAGCATGTACGTGCGCAATTGACCATTCTCGAAGATGCCTGTCCAGGCTGAGCACGTAATGACAGTCTTGCCGACTTCTTCTACGCCTTCATAAATAGTGGGAACTGGATCGAATGTCTTGGTTTCTACGTCAGTGTAAATTGCGATGCTCTCTGAAAGATCCTGTATGATGTCAGGGAAGTCATCAGGATTTAGCATCTTGGTGTAGGAGAAGGGCATAGGCCGCTTCTTCAAATGCTGCAACTTCTCCAGGTCTTTTTCCAGAAGCCACTTGGCGTGAGGAACTTTGTTGATCTGTGCGAGCTTATTGATGACAATAGTCGGTACGGAGAAATTCAGTCTGGACCCACGCCAGTTGTCTAGTGTGGGCTTGTTGCCAGGTACGCAGTGCCGCAGAGTTTCTTCATTACAGAGTAGAATAGCAGCGCAATTGGCACGCTTGGCTAGGGAGATCAGACTCCCTAGATCCAGCGACTTCTTCGTAGACATAGCTTCCAAGCCCGCTCTCCTGAGAAAGTAGGCAAGCTGAGGAAGATGCGGCTCTTCTTCAGGACTAATGTTTACGAGAACTAGCATTGTTTCCTTTCAGGAAAGAGAGGATAGTTTAGGGAATCCAGCGGACGTTGGGACCCATGACGGATTCTGCAATTTCGTACTCTGCGGCAGTTAGGTTTTCTTCTTTGAATGCACGCAGAGCGAGCTTGAAATTCTCAGTCGGGACAGTCTTGACATCTGTCGTGCCTTCAAAAGAATCAATGATTTTGTACGAGGTTGTCTGTGTGTGCGGATCGTGCTTGAAGGTCAGAGTAAAGTCCTCAATCTCAATAGTCACACTACCATCATTGTTTGCTGTTTCTACCATCGTTAGCTCCTAGTAAATGCCTTGCGGCGGTTGAGAGAATTAGAATGCAGAAAGGGCCACCGTAGTAGCCCTTTGAACTTACCAATTCACAACCAGGTTACTCTGTGGCAACGACCGGATTGGCGGCACGGATGGTCAGATTCTCGTACACCTTGTCACCTTGGCCCTTGGACTTGCGCACGGTGATCTTGGCCTTGAATTCTGCGCCCTTGATGCCGTCCATCACGTCGCGGACAGAAGCTCCCTCGAAGTCTGTGACGCCCAGAATGTTCATCGCAGCCTTCTTGAAGAACTCCAGACCCTGCTCTGAACCCTGGAAGGATTCGCTGAACAGGCTCTTCTCTGCAACAGGCTCTTCGCCTTCGTTGACAGCGATAGTGGACACCACTTCGTACACGATCTTGATGCGCGTACCCTTCTGACCTGTGGCCTTGCCATCTTCCTTGATGTCGTACTTTTCAGTCGTGCATTCTTTGATAGACAGCATGTAAAGGCCAGGCGGCGGAGTGATGTAGTCAGGCAGAGTCTGCACATCATTCATCTTCTTGTCCATCAGCTCGTCGAGGTCCAGAATGACGGCCTTGGGTTTCAGTTCGTTTGCCATGATATTCTCCAATTAAAAGAGAGGTTGAAAAAGAAAAGGGAAAAAGAAAAAAGGATTGGGGAATGTAGGTTCGTACTTACTGTTTCTTCTCTGCAGCCTCCTGTCTGCGTTTTGCCAAAAGAGCAGCAAGTCCCGTAGGAGCTGCTGTCGTTTTCACTTCCACCACCTCGTCCGCAGACTGTTCTACGAAAGCCTGCTTGAATGCACCGGCGTTTTCTGCCCTCTGTGTAGAACTCACTCCTTTCTTCAAAATACCACCGTCGATCAGAACAGCGGCCATAGAAACTTCCTTGGCATTCTCGATCTTCGCCTCCACACGAGAGCCTGTGATGATGTTGCTTCTGTAGGTGGAGGAGGATCCTGCCGTGTGCTTGTTCATCTTCTTCTCACAGTAGATTACTGTGCCGAACTTACCAGCAACACGCATAGAGAATGGCTTTGTGCCCATCAGAGGGAAGAACTTTTCCTTCTCATCATCATCCTCTTGCAGAAGTGCATGACAAATGACAACGAAGTTGGTAAAGACAGCCTGCTGAATGGTGGAAAGAATGTCAGATAGGTACTTGCCCTGAATACCGAACTCATCGAAGGTAGGCTTGAACAGAACAGACTGTCCCATACAGGCTGCTGCCATAGCAGACTCTCCGAGTTGCGAGCCAGAATCAATCACCACGAGATCATTGTGAGTGCATTTGCTCAGATCAAACGTGGTGAAAGGATAGCCTGCCTTGCGACAGTCTGCACAATCGACCTTACCATGCATGTCACAGACATTGTGAGAACCTCGTCCGATGCACTTTAGGATAGTCTCGACACCAATGGGATTCTCCCGAGTATCGCGCACTTTGAACAGAGTGATCTTGTCCATCTCAGCTTCTGTCAAACCCATGTGCAGGAGAGTGTCAGAGCCATTCTCGATATCGAACCAGTAGATGTTCTCTACCTCAGGCAGTTTTGCAGCAGTGCCTACTAGGCGCGTCTTGCCAGACTTCGGAGGCCCGAATACGAGAATGGAATGATTGGAAGGAGCTGCTGCAACAGCTGCTGCTACTTGTGTAAGTTTCATTTCTTGCCTCTGAGGTATTCTTCCTGTTTGCGGACTATAAGCATGACCTCACTGCTTAACTTAGTCAGAGCAGCAGCAAACTCTGAATCGGTATTCTCATCATAAGCATCTTTCATAGACAAGCGCTTGGCTTGTACAATGCTAGTGGCTGCGAGATAGCGTACTTGCCCGGCTACGACAGGACCTTGCTCTAATAGAGAGTGCACTTCTCGTACCATTTCTTCGGGGCAAGGAAGAAACTGAGTACAGAATGTCAGCATCTCAGTAAAAGCATGGAGGATGCACATGGTATTGAATGTAGCTTGTACTGCATCATTGTAGTGTTCTCCTTCACGGGCTTTCAGAGCTTCCACAATCTCCTGAAACTCTGTGCGCATTCTTTCCTTGCACTCGTCAGAAGCTAAGCCAACGATACGGATGAGAGGCTTGTCAGGATTTTCCATCAAAGCCTCCTGCTGGACTTACATTCCTAGGAGAGTTCCAGAATTGAACTTCGTTTTCCAGCATCTGACGCAGCATAGGCTCCGGCTTCCAGTAGTTCGGACCCTTCTGCACTTTACCATCCTTGATGATAGGCTTGCCGTCTGCTCCGAGCTTGGAGAAGTTAGACTGCATGATGATGCGAAGAGTCTGGTCAAAAGGAATACCGTAGCGAGCCATTTCGCTAGAGCAGTAGACAATCATATCACCGAGCCAGTCTGCCATGTCAGTCAGAAAATCCAGTTCAGTTGGATACTCTCCTTTGTTCAGGCATTCGATGATGTCATTGACTTCGTTGACTTCGTCTGTCAGAATCTTCTGGAACTCAGAAAGACGGGCAGTAAGAGCTTCTTTGTCATCTAGATGCCGCATGCTTTTCCCATTCTGCCATACGATCTCGTGCGTTACGGTTGGATACGGTGCGAGAGGCAGGCCGTACATGCCATTGAAATAGGCAATCTGCGAGACGAATGAACGGATGTTCAGCGTTGCACTTGGTTGAGAAGAATGAGGTACATTAGGAGTGTCCACTTTACTTTCCTTTCTTTCCATAGAGCTGTTGATAATTCTGCATGTGTTCACCGTGAATCACTTCGTCGGAGAATTCTTTGATGGAGATAGGAGCATCTGGCCACAGGTTCGTAGCACGGAAAACCAGTTGCCGAAACGCTTCCATATCTTCTGCATCCAGGACAATAGCAAAGCCTACTGGCTGCTTCTTGTCACCAATGGGAGTCACAGTAATCATATTGGATCATCCAGGTTGAGAATGGTGTTGAGTTTGACGTTCTTTGCAGCAGTCTGCGGAAGCCGCGCAATTCTGTCGATGTGAGATTCGATCAACGTGTCAAGATCATACTCGAATGTGTACTCCTTGTCATCTGGTTCAAACTGTTTGGGCTCATCGAAATTCTGCAAGCCGCAAGTACCGTAATGGTAGCAGGGCTTATTGTATTGCACGCAAGATCCTCCGCGCTGCGGGAAGATATTGAGTTGCTGCATGGCTTCTAGATGTTGAACGTCCAGACCAAGGCCGACAAACCAATTAAGCCTGTCAACCAGAGTCTTGGGGAAGTCCAGAATGTGATACTTGCAGCGAAAATCTGTAGATTTGTAGTGGGGCAACTGAATGACAAAGTAGAGAACTCCATAGGTGGAAAGTTCTTCGCCTACGATTTGATCCAGCGCAATGGAATAGCCTACAGCCTGCCCAGAATGCTTGTAGAGTGGAGCAATATCTAGGAGCTGCAAGGCTGTGGTCTTGACCTCAAGCACAAAGTATTTCCCGGTGGCTTTGTGTCTGAGCACTACGTCAATATGACCGACGTAATATTTTGTGGGATTGATGTTCAGCTTGAAGCTGAGTTCTACAGCAGGAGCACCACGAAATTCTGCAACCTCGTAGTCTTGGAGCAGATTGTCCAGCGTAGTGAAGGCACCAATCATATGATGCAGAGCAAATGCTTCTGTCTTTTGATCGTTCTCTACTACCGGCCAGTAGTTGATCCAGCACTGATAGAGCGCAGCTTCCTTGCTGCCAGTGGCAAGATAAGTCGCTACTCCTGCTCCCA